TCTGATCTTTTGTTGTATAAACACTAGTAAATACATTGTCTGTGGAAAATGGCAATGCCACACCCAAAGCTGTTGAGGGTTTAAGATCTACTGGTGATATTTTTTTTAATCCATACGCCATTATATTTCTCCTCTTTCTTTCATTTTACTCATTAGTCCTGAAAAATCAGGGACAGTATCTATTGATACCATATCTATATTTGTACTCTTTTTTGCTGAGGATAACATTGCACTTACATCTCCAACGGCTGTTTCTCTTTGTTGGAAACCACCTCCTCCAAATCCATGTACGTCATCTGTTGATAAGCTAAGTGCAGTTTCATTTAACATTTGTGAAAACGGATTTGATTTATCAAATTTAGGAATCGCTTTTGTTTTAGATTGTACAGTGTTTAGTGTTGATGGAACTTTATTCTTAACTTGCGATTCTATTGTAGACTGATAATTACTTTTAACATGGTTATTTTCTCTTAGCAGTTTACCCATCTCTTGTTTTACCGCCTTACGAACTTCTTCTTTTATAAGTAATCTTAATTTTTCAGCTGCTGTCATATGTATAAATATTATTTATTCACTTTTTAATTTATTTGTTTGGCTATTTGTTGATTTTACTATGCCACTAGTATATTTTTGGTTTGGATCGTCCTTTTGTAGAGTGCTAACTAGCGATTGATTATGTGCTATTTTTGCTTCTTTAACTTTTTTCCTAAGTTTTTTACCACCTTGTAACTTATTTAAGAATGCGTTTAATCCAATTCCGCTGTTCTCATCTTCATTGTTAGGTGAATCAATTTGATCACTTTGTGGAATAGATGATTCACCATAATTTAGATCCATAGATATATCATCGTCTCCTAAAAACGAAATAATGTCGCTAAGTAATTCCTCTTCAATTAATGTATAATCACTGAAACTTGATTTTATTAATCCTTTAGAAGCTAATAGGTGCTTAACCTCTGCTATAATTATAGCGTCTGAAGAAGCAAACGTTGGTGTAGAAGATAACACAGCAATTCCTCTTTTATCTATTGCTATTCCATATCTTCTTCTTAGTGTAAAAGCCTCTTCAATTACTTCCTCTGTTACTATTGATATAGTATATTCTCCTTCAATTTTTCTAGCAGCCTTTTCTGTTGCTTCATTTTTTTGTTTAACAAACTTGTCTAACAAGCCAATGGATGCTTCAATCTCATCAGCTTGTGTTGTTAAGTCTGAGATTATAGTTTTATCTACATTACCACATGCTTCTAAATTAACTATTAATGCTCTAATTTTAGCTATTAAAAGATTAATCTCTATTGTTAGCGTTGTTGCTACACCATATAAAACATTAAATAAATAATTTAATTGTTCTAATCTATCTTCAAACGTTCCAACTCCATCAGAAATCTTTCTTTCTCCTTTACTAACAGTAGTTGTTAATCCTAACCATGTGTATAAATTTGGTCCTGGATTTATTTGGAAAAATATTATTATCTTTTTAAATACTTTTATGATCAAAAGTAAAACGGTGGTTATTGTTCTTGCTAAGCCTATAATAGAGAGTATATTCTTTAATAATAAGTTTATTTTAAATAGCTCTTTATTTATGTTAGTTATTGTCTTTGCTATCTCTGTAGGCTTTATTAAAAGAGATTCTAGTTTTTTAATAGTTTTTTGTATATTACCATCTGAAGCAATAGATAAAACATCATAAACAGATTGTGCTGATTGAATAGCTATGCAAACAGATTTTATCTTAACTAAGATGTCGTTTATTCTTTTAATCTCACTTATAGGTATTTCTCTAGAATCGTTCCATCTGTTTAAATAGCCCAATTTATCTTCTATACTAGGCAAAAGAGAATTCAATATAGGTAAAGCATCCTTTATTTTTAGAGAATCTTTATTTTTAATCAAAGATAATGTATCTAAAACTCCAGATGCTAGTGCTACCCTATTTCCTACATTAGATATCTTTTGGTTAAGTATATCTGTTTTGCTTGCAAAGCTGTTATCGCCTGCAGTTAGATTATTACCCATTAATTCAGGAGATACCAACTGTTTTATCTCTACATAAGCATTATTTATAGAAGATATCGTATTAAATATATCAGCTTTTCGCTGCTCTTCACTTTTATTTAGGCCATCTGGAGTACTCTCAATTATTGTTTGTATATCATAGGCCAATTTTTTTATTCTCCAAATAGATTGAGTAGCGAAACTAGCATTAGGATCCTCGTCTTTTGGATTTTTAGTTGGATCAAATGTGTTTTTTGTTTTAGCTCTTGAAGATAATTCATTAAGCAGGTTACAGATATCTATGTCAAGCAGCAAATCAATTATATTATCTATGCCGTAATTTGTTATTCTTTTAATTAAAGTAGATTTATCTTTAACAGGCTTTCCATATATTACATCATAAACTCCATTTTCAAACTTTTTTGCGCCTTCTATTGTGGATAATATTATTTTTTCTAAACCTACTGGTCCTCTAGCTACACTAATTTTTTTATTAAACGCAGTCGATTTATCTATCCTATCGTATCTAGAAAATATTTTTTCTTTTTTTTCTTCTTTTTGCGATAGTTTTTTAAAAGAAGACGCTATCTCATTATCGCCGTTAGCTGTTTGTTGTATTGATTGATTGAATGATATTATTGGATCCGCCATGTTATCTTGTATAAGTTATGTTTGATAACACTTTTGATCTCAACTCTGTGTCTAGTTTAATAAAATCATTTAATCTATTAGCTATGGTTTGTAAATCTCCTCCAGCATCTTTAAGCTTAGCTGCCATATCAGCTGCATTGCCTTTAACATTTTGTATTTTAAAACCTACATCTTCTAATTTTTTTAAGAATAATGATAATTGGTTTATAAATTCAAGCCCAAGAATTATAGGCTCTCCTAATATTTGAGCATCAGAGCCTAATTCTATTTTAGGAGAATCTATTAATACGGCCGAGTCGCTATTTATATGTGTTTCTCCTGGAGAAGATAATACAATACACTCGTCTGCAAACATTACAATGGCCTCATTTTTTGCAAGAATCTGAACCCTATCGGATGAGATAATTACTTGTTTGCCTTTGTATGGAAAAGTAGGTGTATACATATTATATATTGCTATCAGTGTCTTGTTTATTAACAGACATGCTATATTTAGTAGCATTACTTTTTTTACTTGAATAACTAACTCTCTCTGACACTATTAATCTGCTCCTATTAAAAGATCTCATTGGGAATTTTTCTATGTTATCTATATGTAACTCTTGATTTGATGTTAGCCAGATTGATGAATCGTCATGATTAAGATTCTCTACGGTTGTAAAGAACGCATCTTTATTTAGATTGCTAGACTGTCCGTTTCTTATTATAGTTACAGGAGAACCTGCACTTCCAGTAGACCAGCTGTTTAATTTTGTTGAAACAGCAACTGAACTACCAAATCTTATGGACTGTCCGAATCGACCTTCTATAACTGTATCTCCTTCAAATAGTCGCAGTTGGCGAATAGCCTCATTCTCTATGAAAGTCATGCCAATTGGCAACTTAGGTAGCTGTTTTTGATTATCGCCAGAATAGCCTGGTAGAGTGTAATATTCTTTAAGATATTCTTTATACTCCTCTAGGTCTGGAAAAGCGTTATGATTGGATGAATTCCATAGAGAGTAAGGTGGAAAGTAATAATACCCTTGACTATTGATGCTGTCGTTTAGATCTGAATCAGGGCCAACCATAATTAATACTATCTCAGAGATTAATGGTAGCTGCTTTATTGCACTAAATATAGGATAAGCAGGCTGAGAAGACGCCTCAGCTTTTGATATATTCATGTTAGAATACATTATCTCATACCTTATTTTTCCTATGTCTGCTGGTGTATTATAATCATTATTTATAGAACCATCATAGTTCTCTTTTCCTAAAACAATAGATTTTACCCTTCCAATAATGAAACTAGCGCCTTTCTGTTTACCAGCGGCACTTCCATCTAATCCATTGGAGAATAAATACTTATTCATATTAATTAGTTAGTGACTTTACATCTGATTTTGCTGTATTAACTTCGCTAAACAATTGTTGGATATCCTTGTCTGAAAGTATACCCTCATTTTCTTTATCTCCAGGTTTATTAGATTGCGCTGGTTGTTTAAAAAGCTGTATCATTTTCATCATAATGTCATCATTCTTTAATCCAGCATCTAAGAGATCTTTTATCAATGGAACAACCACTATTGCATCTCCAGGAGTAGATATAAAACTAGACAGTACCGTTATTTTATCCCTAACGATACCGTCTGTTTCTATTTTTTTATCATATACCTCTTTAAGGAGATCAGATACAGTTTTTCCTTCGAATATATTTTTTTCGATTTCCATAAATTATAGTATTAGTAACTATAAATATCCTCGGCCCTAATTTTTTCCATCTCGTCAAATAATATTTTCTTATATACAACTTTTAACTTCTTAAGTGTCTTAGTTATCGTTATCGTGTTCTCTCCAGTCATCTCTTTCGCATATAGGAAAACTATTTTCTTGTTTATAGTTTCCATATCCCTAACCTTCTTAAGTATTTCCAATAGTGCTGACCCTATTTTTACTTCTACAGGATCTTGGAACATATCCAGAACATTAATTTCTAAATGCTGTATAAATTTATCAAAAATAATCTCTTTATCGATATCAGGGAGTGTTGATCTCTCTACTAAAACATCGATTGTTTTATTATCATTGTGAATTTCTGTCATTTCAACTTTAGATAATAATTTTTTATAGTTTTTTTGATTATATGCGATTAGGTACCTTTTTGTGATAGTTCCAAAGTAAGAATATGCCTTACCTTTCGACTGGTCGTAAAGATTAATTTTCTGAAGTAGAAACGATATAACTTCGAACTTTAAATCCTCTATAGAATTAGTATCTATGTAGTAGAACTTAAAAGAATGGATAATATTCTCAGCTAATTTGTAAAAAGCATGATGAATATCCTCTCTATATAGCTTATTCCTCATATACTCCCGAGTTTCACTCCTATATTTTAGGATAGCTGCCTCAGTCTCCTCAGTAAAATAGGTATTCTTTTTCTTTTGCTTTCTCTTTCTCACTGTCCCTTTCTTTGTTAATTCCACTTCAGTATCAATCGCGTTTTCCAACATATATTTTATTTTGATGTTTCCTCATATCCATCGAGGACAGATTTCATTGATTTTATTTTTTCGAAAAGTTCCTGTAATTCAGGATCAGAAGATGTCCACATTGTCATATCTATTTTATCAACCAATCTTGAAAAGTCTCTTGACATCAAAAGAAAATCTCTAAT